TATTCTGCTACAGTATATACGTTATTAAGAGGTAACCTATTAACATAGACAGCTGTCGCTCCACCGTCAAATATTTCAAAATAGTCGTTTGCGAGAACTTGTTGACCAATATAGTGCTCTACAACCGCAGTAGCATAACTAATAGCATTTGTTAGCGTGCCATTATGAGTATCGCTAGAAATATTGAGATAGTCCTTAACATCAGCTAATGTAACATAAGGAAATTTACCGAGATTTTCTTCAAACTTCTCCATCTAATTTCTCCTTAAAGTATAAAGGGGAGGCAGTTTCCCACCTCCCCCTTGTAACTCAAGTTGTAACCAATTATTAACCGGTTTTAACTTGGACAGCGTAGGAATACTTCGTAGCGTCAAGAGCCGCACTAGAGTTAGTAGTGAGCGCCTTAAAGTCAAAGCGAGTAGAAAGATACATCGCTGTAACTTGCTGACGAGGCTCGTATTCACTCTCAATTTCCATACCACGACGTTCGGCAATCATGAAGCCAGGCTTGTAAACCAAGGCACCAATCTGACGACCAGACCCGCCGACGACATCCAAGAACTCAGTGATCTGAATCGGAATACCGTAGACAGCACCGACAGAACCCGTAAGATACGTGGCGTTCGGTCCGAACTTGTCGACCGTGCGGAAATCAGATGTAGTAACCAAGTTATTATAACCCTCAATCGTGGTCAAATAAACGAGCTGGTCACCGAGCTGAAGACCATACTTACCAAGAGAGCCGCGAGCAGAGGCGATGTCCGTAGGATCAACCTTATCGCTTGCAGAACCCGTGGTTGCCGTAAGAGAAGCGTCATTAGCCAAAGTGGTAATGCCCTTCAAGACAGCTGCATAACCGGTGCCTGCCGTAATGGCGTTAGTCGGAGCAGCCGTGAAACCGGTAAGGTTACCCCTACCACGAAGAATCGTCTTATCAATGGCGCGAGCCAAACGACGAGTTGCGGCAGCACGAAGGAAGTCAAGAAGCGGAAGAACCGTATCTTCTTCTTCGTCTTTCGCAAGATGCGTAGTGGCCATAAACTTATGAGGCGTAAAGGTCACTGCGCTGATGGTGTTCTGATTCGACGTCGGAACGTTCGTCGTGTCACCAACGCCCGTGGCGAAGGTGCCAGAAGCGAACTGTGCGACATCTCCATCAGTATCTTCATCTGCAACCGGGACACGGAAGTTTTTAGCGTCAACTGCGATGCGGTTAAACATCGGAGCAATAACGAGCTGCTGTTCCATCTCCGTATAAATGTTGCTAGAGAAGTTAGAAAGGAATTGATCGACAGACGTAATAGCTTTCATACGAGAGCCAAGTTGCGTGTCGAACGGATCTGCTTTATTCATGCACTTCGCAAGAAGGAAAGCATTTGCCATTTCTTTCTCAGAGAACTGCTGCGAGCTGCGCTGATTCTCTTGGAAAACCATTTTGGTTTCGGTGAGGGACTTAACCTCATCCTTGTACTTAGAAATTTGAGCTTTAAGTTCCGCAAGCTCTTCAATTTCTCTCTTATAAGAAGCACCAGTTTCCTGGGCTCTCTCTGCCGCGTCCGACTCCTTCATAACAGCTTCGCCGGTCTTTTCAACCAACTTGGCTACTTCTGGTTCAGACACTTGCGCGACTGGTGCAGCTTTTTCTTCAATAACCTGCTCAGTCGTTTGTTCGATCTTCTCCGCACCTGCGTTAGAAAGATCAATGGTATCTACGACCTGTTCTGCCATAGTATCGTTCTCCTTTTTAAAGTATCCGTGAAGCTTAAGAGCCAGACTAATATTTGAATCTTCCTGTGCCTCACTAGTATTAAGCTCTAACAGAGCCTTGATTTTTTGAGTATAAACATGAGCAAATTTTTGCTCGATATCATTCCATTCTGATGATGGTGTTAGTTTTATGTTAATTAAAGTATTAAGCTTTTCTTGCTCTTGAGGATTTAAGTCTGATGAGTCTTTAAATTTATAAAGATCAGCCTCTGAAGCATTACAATACTTATTAAAGTCTTCTTGTAGTGTTTCGGAAATTTCGCCAAAATCTTCAACTATAATATCAAATTTTGAACCGATGTCCCATGTATTAACAACAAAAATATTATCTGCGTCAACATCAACACTATTATCACAATCTTTACCTTGTAAGTCAACCTCTAAAAATTTAAAAGTTGGACTTTGGGCAGTTGCAATTTTTGTGACTTTGTACCTTACGTTATCGTATTTTACAAAGTTTCCATTAGATATTTGAGAAGCTTCCGTGGATAGAAGATTTAAAAATGGAATTGGTGTATTGGGATCAAGATCAAAATCTTCTTCATCCTCCTCTTCCTTTCCTTCTATCTCTAACGATTCCTCTTCGTTTTTAATTTCAATCTCCAAGTCTTCACTAGAAGCTTCCGCAACAGGTAAAACTTGTCCTTGCCCTTCAGCATGAACTTTAGGAGCAGAATCTCCATTAGCAGACTCTTGTTCCGAGGGAGATAATGGACGCGTGCTTACATCAGCATCACTATCTGGGCCAACTGAATCATGAACAGCTACACCAACCATACTAATTTCATGAGTATGACCGTCAGCAGCTTCTAATACGCCGTCTTTAATTTTATGTGCGTGATTAGCCATGTGAGAAGCGTAAGTAGTTACTCCATCACCTTTTTTGTCCATTTCAACTGTATGATAATGACCATCAGCAAGATCCGTAATTCCAGCCTTAATTTTAGCGGCTTTTTCTTCTTTAGTGGTACTTTCTTCAGACTTAAATGATTCAACAAACTTTGAGTAATCATCGTCTGTCTCAAAACTTTTACGAACACTAAAAAGAGAGTCCTGATTGCAAGGAACACTTACAACAGAAATTTCTAGTAATTCAACGTCGGTAATATACATCGAGTCTTCGTCTCGATTATATTTTCCATCTTTTACTTTAAATCCGACACTAAAACTCTTGAGAGCGCCGTCCTTAATCAGGGTCTGAATACCGTGGTTGTCTTCAGCAGCTTTACTAACAGCGGCTTCAACAAAAATACCTTTTTTATCCACAGTAATCTTATTTACTTTACCAATTGGGCAATCATGCTTATGTTGGTAAAGAAGGACCGGATTGCGTCTGAAGTTATCAACACCTTTAGCCCAAGCATCAGCGGTAACAATATCGCCAGCACGATCTTTTGCTGTGGTGTTTGCATAACCAGCGATTTTGAGGTTCTTATCTTGCTTAGATAAAGAAGCTTTCTCAATCTCACTACTTATAAAAAGCATTTTATCCTTCATCGCTTGTTCCTTCTTCGATTTGGTTTTCAGACTCTTCGTTGGGAGGTCTGCCCCCTTGAGTAGCATCTGTGGCACTGCCTGTTATATTTTGCGGTACTCTAATGCTATCTTCACCATCAATTGATGGAAACCCTAAACCTACTCTTGCTTCGTTAGGTGTTATAATGCCTGTATTAACAAGAGTAGAATAATAAATACTTTGTGTGCGTTCATCTGGTCTCAAAGCGGGTATAGTAAGTTTATCTGGTTTAATCTGTACACCATTGTTAAAAAATAACATAAACGCGCTACAAAACTGATTTAAAATTGGCATTACAGTGTGCTGATAAAAGAGCTTTTGATTTGCGTCAATATTAGCGTTATTACCGCTCTTTAACAGCACGTATGGTACGCCTAATGCCTTTGCCATATCCTGTTGTATACGTTCGATAGAATTTTCAAAATCAAGCTCTTGAAACTTTACTTGAGAAAATTGATCTATCTTTAAACCACCATCTAAAATTGCAGGGTGCCTTGCATTATCAAAAATAGTGGTATAAGAATTTCTCCAACCCTCTAACAACCGCTCCTTGACTCGTTTACTTAATATGTTATCAGTAGTTAGAACGAATCCTGGAATAGCATTATTTTTAAAAAACTGTCTTTGAAAATTAATCATATAATAGTAAAGTTCTATTAATCTAAGTAAGGGTTTTAGTTTACTTGTGCCTCTAAAAATACTTGTAGTGTTTTCAGAGGTAATATGAATAATTTCATGTGGCTCAAACCTGATAGCTTCACTTTTTCTAGTTTGTTTATTGTAACCAAAGAAATCAGATGATTGTTGATTAGATACTAAATAGTTATAATGATTTACAAAAGTGTGTGGATCAGGCACGACTTCAACATCGTTTGCCGGTAACAAATATAAATCATTACCATCGTAATAAAAAAATGCGTTGCCGTCAAGATGAAAATCTAAGAGAGCACGTCTGAAAAAACGAACTCGATCTTCAAATGGATTAGGTCGTATATTTAAAAGTTTATTAACTTTTTTAGC